GGTGGACTTCTATATGATTTGGGTTCATTATGCGTAAAGTTATCCACATGCTTGACAACGCGAGTACACTACTAGCAAGCGAGTCGCCTAAAAGCGACAGCGCGAGCCGCTTCAGCGGATTGCTCGCGTGGTCGTTGCTTGTAGTTATTGGGTTATCTCTATGCTTAATAGTATTTAACATTAATCCTAAAACTACTGATTCTGTTTATGCGCTAACATATAAACCTTATGTCCCTGTTAAACAATATGCTGCTCAAAAGATTCAATCAAATGACCAATGGGTGTGCTTGTCACAGCTGTACGGTAAAGAATCAGGGTGGGATTCTACGGCTGTTGGTAACATTGGTGGTAATGCCTTGGTATATGGGATACCACAATTAAAGAATCCAATAATGATTGGGTTAGATGAACACTCTCAAATTGATTACGGACTCAAATATATAAAACACCGTTATGGTGTGGATAAGTACGGCTATACTAATGCCTGTAAAGCATGGCAACACTTTAAGATTAAAGGGTGGCATTGAGTCGTAAAGCATTAGGTACGCAGCGTTGGAAGGACACTCGCTTAAGGGTCTTGGCAAGGGACGGGTATACTTGCGCCTATTGCCAACAACAGGCAGACCAAGTTGACCACATACAAAGCAGGGTTAGCGGTGGTGATGTGTTTGATATGGATAATCTTGTTGCAGCTTGTCGCAGGTGCAATCAATCTAAAGGTTCGCGTCTAAATAAACCCCTTTTTTTAGGTTTGGATTCTACCCCCCCTGTCTTTTCAGGCGTTTCTCTCCCCGATACGGTCATGACAAAGCCACCAAGTCCCTTTGAGAAGCCATGACAAGCCCTACAAAGCCTAAGCAAGCCAAGAGTGACCTCCCCATACGAGGGGCAAAGAAAAAACCGCTTATAGGGGCTGTAAAGCCCCGTGTTCATACGCCTTTCCTAAAAGGGGACTCTAGGTTGCCTGAAGTCTTGAAGTTTTTAAAAACTATCAATATAAATTTGCTGCCTTGGCAAGAATTTGTACTTCAGGACATGTTGCGTGTGGACAAGGATTTAAAATTTAAACGCCGAAGTAATTTATTGGTGACCCCACGCCAAAATGGTAAAACTGAACTTGCAAAAGTTTTAATCTTGGCTCACATGTTTGTTTTTGGTTCAAAGAACATAATTGGCTTATCCTCAAACCGATCAATGGCATTTGATGTATTTAGAGCTGTTGCAAACACAATTGAGGAAAATGATGTGTTGAGTCGTCAAACTAAAAGCATTAGATATACCAATGGTCAAGAATCAATAACGCTATTTAATAACACAAGATACGAAATTGTTGCAGCAACTAGGGACGGTAGTAGAGGCAAGCACGCTGACCTGTTATTTATTGATGAACTCCGTGAGATAACAATTGAGGGGTTTCAAGCAGCTGTGCCGGTAACAAGGGCAAGACCAAATGCGCAAAGTCTTTATTGCTCAAATGCCGGTGACGCTTTTAGTACAGTTCTTAATGATCTGAGAAGTAGGGCAATGGAATACCCAAGTCCTACATTTGGGTTTTATGAATACAGTGCACCAATGTCCATAAGGCAAAACCTTTATGACCGTAAATTGTGGGCAGTAAGTAATCCCGCGCTTGGGCATACCATTACAGAGGAAGCAATTGAGGAAAGCATTGCAACCAACTCAATAGAAGCTACATTGACTGAAACCTTTTCGTGTTGGATTGATTCTCAAATATCGCCTTGGAGTTTTGGCAGCATTGAAGCATGTTCGGTATCTGAATTAATTATGCCGGTTGGTGCAACTACCGTTTTTGCTTTTGATATTAGTCCTAGCAAAAGATCAGGCTCATTGCTTGCCGGTCAAATAATTGACGGTAAAATTGGAGTTGGAATTATGGAAACTTTTACTTCAGAAATTGCCATTGATGAACATAAAATGACCCAAGCAATACACGATTGGGCTTTAAAATATCGTCCAACTCATATAGCATATGATAAATACGCAACTGCTTCCATTGCTCAAAAACTTGAGCAGCAAGGGCATAAATTGGTAGATGTGTCGGGACAGTCTTTCTATCAAGCCTGTGGTGAACTAGCTGAAGCCCTCAGCAACCTCCGTTTAGTTCACTCAGGTCAACCCGAGTGGGTTGCAAGTATGAATAATTGCAGTAGCAAACATAATGACGCAGGTTTCAGAATAATTCGCAGAAAATCTGCCGGAGAAGTTAATTCTGCAATTGCAACAGCAATGATTGTTCACTTACTAAGCAAACCAATTTCCGTGCCAATGATCTACGCATGACAGTCCAATCTGATATAATTATCTAATGGGATTTTGGCGGGATTTAATAGCACCGCAATCTAAACCCGATATTAAAGCACAACTAGCCCCTTCAGTAATGGGCGATACATTTAATTATTTTCAACCATACCAACCTTTAAGTTTTGACAGAGCCGAAGCGATAACTATTCCCTCGGTACAACAGGCACGCAACATTATCTGCGGAATTATCAGCGGCATGAGTTTTACTACATATTCAAAAGCAACCGGACAAGAATTACCAAACTTACCTTGGGTTAATCAATTAACTAGAAATGCACCAAACAATGTAACTCTTAGTTGGATTGTGGACTCGCTCATTTGGTATTCGGTGGCGTATCTGCAAGTTTCTGAAACTTATCAAGATGACAACAGACCTGCTCGTTTTGAATATGTTGTTAACTCAAGAGTTACGGTTGAATTAAATAATAATAACACCCTTGTAAAAACTTACCATGTTGACGGCAAGCCCGTACCAATGGACGGCATTGGAAGTTTAATTACAATTCAAATTGGTAAAGACGCGTTACTTACTTCAGGTGCAAGAATATTAAGAGCAGCGGCAGATTTAGAAAGAGCTGTTGCAGTTGCCTCATCTACGCCACAACCGTCAGGCGTGTTAAAAAATAACGGTTCAGATTTAGGTGAAAAGGAAGTTGCCGGATTATTAGCCGCTTGGAAACAAGCTAGACTACAAAAGTCAACCGCCTATCTTTCTGCTCAACTTGAATACATACCAACTGCGTTTTCTCCTAAAGATATGCTTTACATAGACGCACTCCAAAACATGAGTGCGCAAATTGCGAGATTATTTAACATTGACGCGTTTTATTTGAACTGCGATATGAATAACAGTATGGTTTATCAGAACATATTAGATAACCGGCGTCAGCTTGTTAGTTTTACACTTGCCCCTTATATTCAGGCAATTGAAAAAAGACTTAGCCAAGATGATCTTTCATCAATGAATCAAGAAATTCGTTTTGATATTGATTCAGGATTTTTAAGAGCAGACCCAATGGAAAGACTGGCAGTAATTGAAAAAATGTTACAACTTGAACTTATCACGGTTGAACAAGCAAGAGAAATGGAGGACTTAAGTCCAAATGGAAATAATTAATTTTGGTGCAGATTTAGAGGCTTCAGAATCTCGTAGAATCATTGCGGGAAAAATCGTCCCCTTTGGTGACGAAATTGGTAACACAAGTGCAGGACGCGTAATATTTGAAGCGGGTTCAATTCAAATTGATGACCCTAAGAATCAAAAACTTTTGCTTGAACATGATGTAAAAAAGCCGATTGGGAAAATGAAATCGGTAACTGAGGATTCAACTGGCATTTTTGCAGAATATAAAATTTCCAATACAACAAGAGGGACTGATAGTTTAATTGAGGCAAGTGATAACCTTCGTTCTGGTCTGAGTGTTGGAGTTGAAGTAATTAAAGGAAAAAATGTTAACGGCATTTATAGAGTTAGTGCGGCAAGGCTCGTTGAAACAAGTCTTGTACAGGCTGCCGCTTTTTCAAGCGCAGCAGTCACTTCCGTAGCCGCTTCAAATAACGAGGCGGTTTCAACCAACGAAACCAAAACAGAAATAGGGGAAATTGTGGAAAACACAACACCTGATACACCTGTTGCAGACGAGGTAATTGAAACCCCAAAGGTTGAAGCCTCTCGTCCAACAGTAACAGCGGCGGTGTATACAACACCTCGCATTGCACCAATGACTTCAAGCCAATATCTTGAGAACTCAATTAAAGCAGCAATGGGTGATGATTCAGCCCGTCAATTAATTCTTGCAGCTGATTCAACAACTTCAACAAACACAGGTTTAACATTACCTTTGCACATGCAAGAGTTTGTTACAACTACAATTTCAGATCGTCCCGCAGTAGATTCAGTTTCTCGCGGTGTACTTCCTGCAAGCGGATTAAGTTTTACCGTGCCAAAATTAAGTGTTGCACCGGCAGTAGCCGAGGTAAACGAAGGCGCAGCAATGACAAACGCCGAAATGGAATCAAATTATTTAACGGCTTCAGTTGTTAAACTAGCCGCAAAAAATGAAGTGACATGGGAGTTGTTAGACCGGTCAAGTCCAATTTTTTATGATGAGTTAATTTCTGAGTTAAATAAAGCGTACGCAAAGAAATCAGATCAATTAGTTCTGCAAACAATTGTTGCAGACGGTACTGCCGCTGCTACAACCGCTGCAACTGCCGCAGGTTTCCAATCATTTATTGCAACTGAGTCTGCTGCTGCTAAGAAAGCAACCGGAAGTTTTGCAAGAAACTTAGTTGCGTCCACAGATGTTTGGGCGTCAATTATGGGTTTTGCGGATACCACCGGACGAGCATTATATATGGCTTCAAATCCTTCAAACAATTCAGGCAATGTTTCAGTTTCAAGTTTGACTGGTCAAATTTTGGGTACAAATCTTTATGTTGACCCATATGTTCTAGCAAGTGGTTTCATTGATGATTCTTGTTTCTTGATTGTTCCTGAAGCAATTACATATTACGAGTCACCTGTCACAAAGTTACAAGTTCAACTATCTGACAACGGAAAAATTTCTGTTCAGATTTATGGTTATGCCTCAGTCCTTACAAAGGTTGCCGGCGGAATCCGCAAATTTAATTTAACCTAATTAGTTAAATTGCTAACTGTTAAGGGGCGTTGGAAGCCTTCGCCCCTTAACTCTTAAAGAAAGGAAACATGGCAGCCACATTTTGCACCGAAGCCGAACTTAGGGCAAATTTAACTTTGGGAAGTTTGTACAGTTCTCCAACAGTTGAGGAAGTCTGTCAGGCTGGGGAAAATATAATTAAATCATATCTTTGGTTTAATAAGGCTTACATTGTAGCAACTGCATTAAAAACTTTAAATGTAACTATTACAACTGCTACACCTCATGGATTTAATGTAGCGCAAAGCGTTGTAATTACGGATTCGGGTTCAGCATTTAACGGCACTTACACAATTACAGCTGTAACGGAATTTACTTTTAACTATACAGTAGCGTCAGGTGCAGATGAATTAGAACATGTTGTTAGACCATACGGAGTTGTTACCGGCGCATTTCATGGGACTGTTTATAGTTCTGTACCCGAGATTAGACTGGCAACCCTTATGGTATGTACCGAAATTTGGCAAGCAAGACAAGCTGCTAACGGCGGCGCATTAGACCCTAGTTTTCAGCCTTCACCTTTTAAAATGGGTTCAACTTTGATTGCAAAAGTTAGAGGCTTAATTGCGAATCACTTAGCCCCCAATGGACTAATAGGATAATGACCGTTGCCGTTACAACGCTCAGAACCTCCATTGCTGCTGCGCTAAGTAATGCGGGGGTGTGGGATACATTTAGTTATGTACCTGCCACACCCACCGCCAATAGTGTTGTTCTTAGGTATGCAGACCCTATGCTTGAACCTTCAAACAACAAATATAATATTGGCGTAAAGGCAAACTTTACAATTACTTGTATAGTGCCAATGTTAGATAATCAAGCGTCAATAATTGCATTGGAGGAAATGGTTTGCGCCGTGTTTTTAAAACTAAGTGCTTCAACCATTAACTTTACTGTTGAAAGCGTATCTGCACCCGCAGTATTACAGGAAGCCCAAGAAATGATGACTTCCACAATTAACATAAACACAATGACAACTTGGAGTTAATAAATGAGAAATGATAATGATGTCCCTTCAGAGGATAAGGCTTGGCTTGAAAAAGTTGGGCAAATAAAGAAAGACGAACCAAAACCAACCAACACAAAGAAAGACGAGGAATAACATGGCAGTATTTTTATCTAACGGTGTTCAGGTCAAAGTTAATACAGTTGACTTGTCTAATCATGTTAGCGCAGTAACAATTAACAGAAATCTAAATGAACTTGATGTTACCGCCATGGGGGATAGTGGAATTAAGAGAATTGCGGGTTTAGAGGATTCGTCAATTACGATCACCTTTATCAATGACACCGCAGCGGCTTCAGTTCTTGCAACCCTTCAAGCAGCGTTTGGTACAAATGTTACTTGCAAGTTTTTGCAAACCAACGCGGCAGTTTCCGCAACCAATGTATTGTACACCGCTACATGTTTGATAAACGGAATTACCGACATTAATGGCGCAGTTGGCGACCTATCTACAATAGATGTAACTTGGTCTGTTAGTGGTACAGTTGCAGTTGCTTCATCAGGTACTTTCTAAAGGAGAAAAATGATTAGACTTAAAATAACCAAGGCTTCAG